ACATGACACCGACGCCATGGCACAACAAATCCAGCAACGTGCTGAGGGACGCAAGGTATATGTCTACCCTGACGCATCAGGCGGAAACAGAAGCACGAATGCCAGCAAGACTGACATACAGATCTTGGAAACGTACGGGTTCAGCAATCAATCACCGAAAGCAAATCCTCCCGTACGTGATCGGGTGGCTTCTGTTCAAGCTTTGCTGGAAAACGGAAAAGGAGAGGTAAGGCTGCAGGTTGCTGCTAACTGCAAGCGCACGATTGAATGCTTAGAGCTGCAGAGTTACACGGAAGCTGGTGACCCTGATAAAGATGCTGGCTACGACCACATGAACGATGCGCTTGGTTATCTGATCTTTAGAGATTTCTCGATGCTGAATGCGCGTGCTGGTAGAGGCACTGGCATTAGGCTTTACTAAACTGCAAGCACTAGGCGGGTTTGGCTGTGTATTCGGGTTTTTCTGGGCGGCAACGTATTGGCAACGTTACTCAGGTCAATGACCCGAATACGTCATGGATAAATCAAGAACCTCACTGGGGTTTGATTGAAACGCTGCTTGGCGGAACGTACAAGATCAGAAAAGGCCATCGCAAGTTTTTGCCGCAAGAACCTCGAGAACTTGACGAGGCTTACGACAACAGGTTGCAACGGTCAGTGCTTGCACCGTACTACGTCAGGCTAGAACGCATGTTGGCAGGGATGCTGACGCGTAAGCCTGTGCGCCTTGACGATGTATCAGACGTAATCCGTGAGCAGCTGTTTGACGTTGACTTGCAAGGCAACGACTTGCAGACGTGGTTGTTTCAAACCAGCAGGATTTGCATCAGGTATGGACACGTTGGTGTTCTTGTAGATGCTCCTAAAGCTGGTGACAATGGTCGTCCCTACTGGGTGTCAGTGAGCCCTAGAGATATTTTAGGCTTTAGATCAGAATTAAAAGATGGCAAGCAAGAGCTAACGCAACTCAGGCTGCAAGAAAAAATTGTTGTCCCTGATGGTTTGTATGGTGAAAAGCAAGTCGAGCAAGTAAGAGTCTTAACCCCTGGCGCTTTTGAGATCCATCAAAAAGATCAGCAAGGTGACTTTAAAGTTATTGATGAAGGCCGCACAAGCTTGAGTGAGATTCCTTTTAGTGTTGCCTATTCAAACCGCATGGGAGTGCTGGAGTCGATCCCACCTCTTGCTGATATTGCTGAGTTAAACCTGCAGCACTATCAGGTTCAGTCTGATCTGAGCAATCAGTTGCATATCAGTGCTGTCCCAATGCTGGCAATCTTTGGTTTTCCGCAGTCAGCAGAAGAGATCAGCGCAGGTCCAGGCGAAGCGCTGGCATTGCCAGAAGGTGCGTCTGCCCAGTACATCGAACCTGCAGGCAACAGCTATGACGCGCAGTTCCGCAGGCTTGAGCAAATTGCGTCACAGATCAACGAACTAGGCCTAGCTGCTGTGCTTGGTTCAAAGCTGGTTGGTGAAACGGCAGAAGCTAAGCGCATTGACCGCAGTCAAGGTGACAGCACGATGATGGTTGTGGCGCAGCAGATGCAAGACATGATCGACAACTGCTTGCGGTTCCATGCTGAATATATGCAGGAGTCAAACGCTGGCAGCAGTTTGGTCAATCGTGATTTTATGGGAACAAGGCTTGAGCCCTTGGAGATTCAAGCGTTGTTGCAGCTTTACACCGCTGGCACGATTACACAGGAAACATTGTTGTTACAGCTAGAAGCGGGTGAAGTGCTTGGCGATGACTTTGACGTTGAGAACGAGCTAGAAGCTACGCAGAACGGCGGGTTAATAGAGATGAACACACCTGAGCCAACACCAAAGCCAGCAGAAGAACGCACAATGCCGAATGCGGAGGAAGTTGAGGCTGCTGAATAATGGGTTGGCTAGACAAGCTGCAAAAACCAAGGCCACCACGCAAGCAAGTTTTGTATTTCGCTCAAGATGAGTTAATCAATCAGTATTTTGCGGTTGTTAGATTCACTTGGTTTTGTGATGGCAAAATTTGTGGAGTTACTGAAGCGGCTCTTCATAACTACGATATTGACGTAATAAACCAGTTGACTGTTTTTATTAGTGATGCGTTGCGCGATGGTGCAGACGTATCAACACTGTGTATTGCACCGGCTGACGAACTAGGTCTTGAACCAACATGACGACACCAGCTGCGCTGTATCGAAATGCGGTTGATTTGAACCGTTTTAGCAACAGCGTTGCGAAGCGCATTGCTGTTACTTACAACGATTTGATCCTAGAAGCTGTTGATCGGTTGCGTGGCATTGATGAGTTATCAGCACCGGCAAAGGCAGCAAGGCTGCGTGTGATTCTGGCTCAATTAAAAGAATCGCTTGAAGGCTGGGCTGGAGCTAGCACAGCACTTGCTGTTGAGGAGTTGCAGGGGTTAGCTGTTTTGCAGTCTGAGTTTGTTGAGGAACAGCTACGCAAGGCATTACCGCTTGAGCTGCGTGATCAGATTCGCAGCATTCAAATCAGCCCGCAGTTTGCTCAATCTGTTGCGACGGTTGACCCAACAGCAATCAATGTTGTTTCGTTAAGCGATGACCTACAGGCTGCTGTGACTGGAGCGCCTGCAACGTTTCAGCTGACTGCAACGCAAGGAACAGCAATAACGCTGCCTAACGGGAAAGTGTTGAACAAGTCATTTCGCGGTCTTGCTGAATCGCAGGCTGATCTGTTTGCAAAGACAGTGCGGAATGGTTTGTTGACTGGCGAATCAACAGACAAGATTGCACGACGATTGAAAGGGCGCTTGCAGTTTGGAGATCTTGGGCCTTTATCTGTTCGACAATTAGCTCAAGCTGGTGGAGAGCTTACATCTGTTGCAAATCATCAGGTGATGGCGTTAGTGCGTACAAGCGTGAATCAAGTTGCGAATTCTTCAAGTCAGCAGACCTACGAAGCAAATCAAAGCGTCACCAGTCGGTATCGGTATATAGCAACCTTGGACAGTAGAACATCGCCAATTTGCCGCGCTCTTGATGGCCAGGAGTTTGACTATGGAAAAGGTCCTGTGCCGCCTCAACATTTTAATTGCAGGTCTACAACTGTTCCTTTGATTGATTATGAGCGGCTTGGTATTCCGCCACCAACTAGCAACAGGTTAAGACGGCCCAACACAACACTTGGTCCTTTGCGGTCAAGCGTGAAAGGCACAGTGCCTGACGGTCAAACTTATGGAGAGTGGCTTGCTTTGCAGCCTTCTGAAACGCAGAAAGACGTTCTTGGTCCGAAAAAGGTGCCGTACTTCAATCGGCTTGTAAAAAAGTACGGCCCAACTGACGCTATTCGCAAATTTGTTAGCCAGGACGGATCAGAGCTAACCTTGGAGCAGCTACGTCGCCGCCATGGCTCTCCCAGCTAAGTACAAATTCAAGGTGCAAGAGGAAGAGGCTGCACCGTCTTGCCCTCCGCGCAAGCCTGCTGCAAAAGGCAAAGCTGCTAAAACAGCAGCATCCAAGAGAGAAGCCTGATGCCTAAAGGTGCTGGAACTTACGGCTCAAAAGTTGGCCGTCCACCTAAAAAGAAAAAGAAAGGAGGCAAAAAGAAATGAGAAAAGGTTCCCGCGTCAGCTGGGTGTATGACGGTGTTCGCACCTATGGGAAAGTGACTGCTCTTAAGGGAGAAGACTCTTTTACCGTCAAAGGACCATCAGGTGGCACAATCACGCGACGTGGCACAAAAGCTGATCCAGTCATTGCAATTACTTCAGAGAGCACTGGCAACCCAGTTTTGAAAACCCGTTCGCAACTCCGTGCTGCTCCCAAAGGCAAGAAAAAGTGACGATCAAGCGTGGCGGCCATACGTTTCAAGGCTTTGACAAGCCCATTCGTACGCCAAACCATTTAAGTGGTAAAAGCCACGCTGTTGTCGTCAAAGTAGGCGACAAACCAAAGCTCATTCGGTTTGGCCAACAAGGCGCTAAAACGAAACCTCCGCGCAAAGGCGAGAGTGATTCAGATAAAGCTAAACGTAAGTCATTTAAAGCTCGCCATGCAAAAAATATCGCGAAGGGCAAAACATCTGCCGCATATTGGGCAGACAAAGTAGGCTGGTCTTGAAACCTAGCCTGTGGCTAATTCATGTCCGAAGAACAAAATGCTCCTGTGGAGCAATCGCTTGAGCCCAGCAAAGACAAAGTAGAACTCGAAGCAATGAGGCGAAAAAATGCCGAGTTGCTGGATGAGTACAAAAAAGCAGTAGCCAAAGCAAAGGCTGTTCCCGATGGCGTTGACATTCAGGAGCTACTGGACTTCAAAGCTAAGGCGGAACAAGCAGACCTGGAAAAACAGGGCAAGTACACCGAAGCAAGACAGGCTTTGGAGCAGCAATTCCGTGAGGCGGCATCGGAAAAGGACAAGCGCATTGCAGAGCTAGAAGCTCGGGTGCGTGAACTTGAGCTAATTGCACCTGCAAACACTGCGTTGGCTGATGTGGTGCATGACCCAAGCATTGTGTTCAAAGCTGATTTGCTGAAGCCAGATCAGATTGAACGTGAGGCTGATGGCACTGTTGTTGTTGTCAACGGTTATGAGCGCAAGCCGATTAGTGAATGGGCTAAGTCGTTGCCGAGTTACATGCAGAAAGCACCAAAACCGCAAGGCAGTGGTGCGCCTTCTGGTCGCAGCTATGCAGGGGACATTCCTGCAGGCACAAAAAACCCGTTTGCCAAAGAAACTTACAACCTGACTGAGCAGTCTCGACTGTTTAGAACAGATCGCGAGATGTACGAGAGGTTGAAAACTGCCGCGAACCGTTAGTATGCGGGATAAGGCAAAGCTGTGCTGCGCTTTTTAGGGCTGTGCCCACACCGTAAACATTCTCTTTTTTTGACAGATGGCGACTCTTAGGAGCGACATCATCATCCCTGAGGTATTTACGCCTTACGTCATTGAGCAAACCACTCAGCGTGATGCCTTTTTGGCTAGCGGTGTGGTGCAGCCAATGGCTGAGCTAAATGCAGCAGAGGGTGGTGGAGATTTCATCCAGGTGCCCTTTTACTCCGCAAATCTTTCTGGCGACTTTGAGCGTCTGACGGATAGCTCTTCACTGACTCCTGGCAAGATCACAGCAGACAAGCAAGTTGCTGCTGTTCTGCATCGTGGTCGTGCTTTTGAAAGCAGGGATCTTGCGGCTTTGGCTGCAGGTTCTGACCCAATGGCTGCTATCGGCAACAAAATTGCTGATTACATTGCCAACCAGCGCCAAAAGGATCTTTTGTCCTGCTTGGCTGGTGTGTTCGGTGCTGTCGATGACAACGCCAGTTCAGCTTTCATCGGCTTGACCGTTGATGGTGCAAGTGGTGACACACCAACAGTGCTTGGCCCTCGTCAAATCGTGGAAGCTAAAGCTATCTTGGGTGATCAAGGCGAGAAGCTGACCGCTATCGCTATGCACCCGAAGGTCTATTACGACCTGATGGAACGTCGTGCGATCGACATGATCTACGACAACACTGGTGCACCTGACACTGCAGCTGCTCAAGGTTCTACCGCTCCTGCTTTTGGCAGTGTGCAGGTTCCAACCTTTATGGGTCTGCGTGTGATTGTGTCTGCTGATGTGCAGACCACTGGTACAGGTTCTTCCACCGAATATGCCAGCTATCTGTTTACGCAAGGCGCTATCGGATCGGGCCAACAGCTTGGTTTAACGAGCGAGACGGACCGCGATATTTTAGCGAAGTCCGATGCACTTAGCATCGACCTTCACTATGTGTATCACCCGATTGGCTCTAAGTTCTCTACTGCTGTTTCTAACCCAACTCGGGCACAACTAGAAACAGTGGGCAACTGGACCAAGGTTTACGAGACCAATAACATTGGAATCGTGCGGGTTACCAACACAAGCAACCTTGACTGAGGTAACTAACCATGGCATCCATTTTTGAGGCAACAGCAGGCAACCTTGTTGGTCCTGCAACTGGCGGTACTGTCACACAGGCCACCAACAAAGGAACTGCAGTGACTCTCAACGCAGAGTCTGGTCAGATCACCATGGCAGGCGCTGAGCTTGCTGGTGCTGCTGAAGTCAGTTTCACAGTCAACAACGACAAAATCTCTGCCACTGATGTGGTGGTGGTTAACCACAGTTCTGCCGGTACTGCTGGCAGCTACCTTGTTCAAGCCAACAGCATTGCTGCTGGTTCGTTCAAAATCACTGTGGCGAACGTTGGTTCGACTGCAAGCGAAGCCATTGTGCTGAGCTTTGTAGCTCTGAAGGGCGCTAGCTCCTGATGGGTTTATTCGCCTTTAGGCGGATGAAGGAGCGTGAGGCTGCTGCGCAAGCGGCAGTCTCTAGTTCTGAAAAGCCTGCCCAGAAAACTTCTACTGTGACGCCTGATGGCAGTAACAATCGACGCAACAGCGGGAGGCGCAAACGCCAACAGCTACATAACACTGGCTGAAGCCGACACTTTTGTAGAGGCGATGATCAGTAGTTCTGATGTATCAAAATGGACTACTGGCAACGATGACACGCGCAATCGTGCTTTGACTGCTGCGGCAGAAAGGCTTGATCGCGAAAGATTTTTAGGTGCTCGCGCAACAGATACGCAAGCAAGGCAATGGCCGCGTACTGGTGTAAGAAAGCCTGACACGTACGTCA